GAACGTAGTGATTCCCTCTGCATTTGGAACAAGCAGGTTTGTCTTTCGTGCCGTAAAAGGCTTCAATTACCTTTCCCATTAACCTCTTTTATGATTTTTGTTCTGTAGGCTTCTGGTGTCATTTTTTTTAATTTAGCACGTCTTTCAATTTCTTTTTTAATTAAAAGTGACATATATTGTGCAGGACCTCTGTGTTCTTTTCCACACAAAGCTGTTAGAGTTTCATGATCCTCTTTTCTAACTGCAACGGACTTATGTTTTTGTATGTTCATGCTTATCCTTTTTCATTGTTTCTTTTCCCCGTGCATCCTTATAAAGTGTGTAAGAATTCTTGCCATCAAAGTAATAACCATTTACTGTTTTCTTTGGTTTATTTTTTACTATCTCTGCCATTAAAATTGGCCCTGTTGGTTTACCAGTTTTCTTATCAATTGATCGTAAAGGTAGATAACTTTTAACCATTAATTTAAATTCCTTTTTATATCTGCAATCGCATCTTTAGGTGTGTACCCATGCCTTTTCTCTATTTCTTTTAAAAGATTTTCTAATCTCTTACTACATTCAACCTGCGATCTTGGTGGAGAATCTTTTATTAAATGCTCCTCAACCATTTCCTCTATGTCTGGAAATTGACAAACAACATTTTTAATCCACTTCAATACTGGGTGGTTTTTTGCATCTAATTTGTTCATGACAGTCCTATGATCATCATAATCAGTAATGCCGATATCATCCTCGGAAAAGAAGACCACAGCAAGAAAAATAAGACGATTAATATCAAGAAAAGTTTCATTTGCCATTCCTCTTGTTTATCATCTTTTTAGCTATAGTGATATCTATTAAATTATAACCTGTGTCACCTAATTGTAGTGTTAAATCAGCCATAAGCTGCGTTGCGTTCTTGAATTCTGTATTATCTTCAGTTGCATCTTTAGGAACAACATCCATTATTGTTTCACACTTATTTGCTAATTCTTTTATTGAATGCACTAACATTAATTTGTACTCCAAAATCTCATCTTTTGTTTAACTGTATTAAGTAAAGTATTAAACAATCTTTCTACATAAGTTTTGTCATCATGTGTTACTGATAATAATTCGTTTTGATTATGAAACAGCTTCATAACTTTTGTTCTTCTATCAAGCTGCACTGTAAACATATCTAAATCAAACGTATCGCTTTTTACCTGGGATCCATGATCCGTCGTCGGTGAGTTTTTAATATCTGCAATTTGTTGAGCTACCATCTTTTTCATATCCCATGTATATATTAATGTCACAGCCATTGTCAATATATTTTTTTACATATAGTGTTGGACTATGAAAGTTTATTACATTCTAGTACATATGTGTTTTTCTCCTATGGAAATGCCCATATATGATTGCACTTCTTTCTATTGGCCTGAAGAATTATCTTTAAAAAATTGTGTAAAAATGTTACCAGTTAAGGCAGAAGAAATTAACAAAAACTTTGAAAAACAGGGGTTAAAAATACTAAAAATGCAAATAAACTGCGTAAAATCTAACTCAATTGCTAGTTGACGTGAGTCCCACGATACCTTATATTATTACATGAAGTCTTATCGAATACAAATCAGACACAAAGGTATGTATTATGATGAGTTAATTAGTGGAAAAGATGAGGAAGATGCATTAAAAAATTTCTTTCTCGAGGGTTTAAAGGGTAACATACAACCTAAAGACCAAGATCCAATATATACACCGGATCGTCTTTTCTGCACAATTGAGGAGGCTACAAATGGCTTTGGAGCAATTGATAACAAAGAAGCTAGAGTTGGAGTCGAAGTGGGCATCACAGGCGTTGCAGCAGAGGCGAGTAACACCTGAAATGAAATGGTTAGACATTGAGATTAAAGATATAAAAATAAAACTCAATGAACAAAGTGTAAAAGATGTCAAAGCTGAGCTACAAACTCAAGCAAATGATATAACAACTTAGTTATATCTTAGAATAATTCTAAAAAATCATTAAATTGGTAGGGCTCTTATGCGCTTTAAACTGCTGAACCCCAATCTTTGTTGATTGCAACATCGACTTTTGAGGGAACTTTAAGCTCTGGTATACAATTTTCCATAATCTCACGAATTCTTTCAGAATCTTTCGCTGGTCTTACGTTAAAGCAAAGCTCATCGTGTATTTGTATGATAGGTAAAAAACCCTCTTTAAAGCAGTCTATCATGGCCTGTTTCACCTGATCTGCTGCTGACCCTTGTATGAGCCTATTTAAAGCTTTATACGTCCCTGCACGCTTTATATTGCCTCTGCCGTACTTTTGGACAGCTTCTTCTTCTGTTACAGCCTTATATAATCCAAATGAGTTAGGTTCCCATTTATCAAATCTACATTTTCTGCCCTTAATCGTACGTATCGCACCGTTCCTGTCAGCGGACTCCATACATCTATTTGCTAGTTGTCTGACAAAAGGGACACTTTTATTATACTCTTGTAATAATAATTTGGCTTCGTCTGTTTGAATTCCCAATTCATTGGAAAGTTTCCTTGCGCCCATGCCGTAAAATATGCCCAAGTTGATGGTTTTTGCTTGGGATCTTGGGATTTGCGCCATGTCGGCGACTGTTTGGTGGAAATCTGCGTTTTCTTTTTCATATGCCTCTATAAGTTTATCTGAACCAGGAAAGCCAATCGATGATGCATAGTGTACGACGAGTCTTGGTTCTTGTTGACTATAATCAAACGATCCCCATTGTAGACCAGATTCTGGTTTAAATAAAGACCGTATTCGAGTGCCTAATTCCTTATTTCTAGCAGGCACTTGTTGTAAATTTGGGTTTGCGTAACTTAATCTTCCTGATACGGTTCCCCCTCCATCACCTCTAAGTTGATGAATCTCTGAATGTATTCTTCCATTATGTTGAAATTTTAAAATAGAATCTATAAATGTTGCATGAAACTTATGAACCTCTCTAGCTTCTCTAATTAGTTTTGCAATTGGCGCTTCACAGTTTAATAACCAATTAGCAGTAAATGAAGGTTCTTTTGTTTTTTCTGTCAGTGGATATTTAATACCTAACTTATCAAAAGCTTTTGCTATTGACCTAGCTGCAAAGATATCAACTGGTAGTCCTGATTCTTTTGTGATCTTATTTAATATTTTTGTTTCTTTTTTAACAAATTCATCTTTAAGTTTTTCTGCTTCAGAAAGATTTACTCTTACTCCAGTAGCTCTCATATTTAATAATACAGGAAATAATTCTGTTTCTAAATCGAATACTGATTGTATCTCTTGTCTAAAAATTTCTGTTTTTAAATATTGCCAAAGTTTTAACGTTAATATTGCATCTTGCTCTGCATAAAAACCCACGAATTTAGCGGGTAATTTATATAATTCTTGTTTTGCATCAATCCCCCACTCACTCGCAGCTTCTTTTAATTCTTGTTCTGATTTAGTTTCTCCTAACCAATCATAACCTAAAGCGTTTAAGCTATAAGAAAATCTATTTTCGTCAACTAAAGCTGACGCCACCATAGTATCTATTATTCGTCCTGATACTTTTATACCATGAGCTCTTAACCAGCCAACATCATAGGATGCATTGTGAAATATTTTATCGCCAGGACCTGACACGACTTCTTGCACCCAATCCATTACAATTTTGTAATCCATGTTTGAACCATTTTCATGTGCAATAGGAAAGTAACCTGCGAAACCATCTGTTGCTACAGCAACTCCTACTATGTTACCGTCCATGGTAGGCCATCCAGGACCTTTTGTTTTTATGTTAGGATCCTTTGTTTCTAAATCAATAGCTATTTCTTTAGCTTCTTTAAGGTTAGGGAAATGTGATGGGGTCTTCCAGTCAGACTCCTTAAAAGTAAAATTTATCTGATGGCTCATTGAAATGATTTTAATATTTTTAATTTTTCTTCTGCTTGTGCTATCTTATCAATAAGTTTGTCCACTTCTTCTATGTGTTGTGGGTGCTCTCCTATACCAACTGAATTTTCTAAATATATTTTTATAGTAGCTTCAGCAGTGCTTATTTCTGCTTCATATTTTTTCTCTAATGCATCTAAAATTACTTTTTTAACACTCATAAAAATAATCCTATTATTAAACCAGTCAAGAAGCTACCTAAAATTAATATAATTTCAGTTCTCCAGTATAAATACCAAGTTAGTAATTTTTCTTTCCACTTCATTTTTTCTTTTTTAAATCCTGTAATATTTTTTTTTCTAGATGACAGTAATGAATAATTTTATCGATATCCTGTTCACCACCTTTTTTTAAATAACGCATTGCATACTTTATCACATTTGATTGAAAAGTATTCAAGTTATTTAACCTCATAAATTCATATGGTTGTATATGAAATTTTGTATAATGATTTCCACCCACTTGAGTGTGTTGCGGAAAAGCACTCTCTAATAGATCTTTATTTGTCATACT